TAGTGCAAGAAGATACTCGATATCTCGAGATTGGAATACATCGCGGTTCGACTTTTGTTTCTGCTCTGTACAAAAACAAATATCAGAGCGCCACGGCTATCGATCACTTCGGTGGACCGATGTATGGTGATGATGTCATCAATCATTTTTTAAACAATTGTAAGACCAATAGCGTGAGTGACTTCACGTTGATTCGAAATGATTCTTTTAAACTCACTCCAGAACAAAAATCTGGAATTCGAGATATTAATTTTTACTTTTATGACGGTGGTCATACAGAACTCGATCATGAGAAGGCTTTGACATATTATTATGATAATTTGGCAGATGTGTTTATCTTGATTGTTGATGATTGGGTTCATGTTCCTGCGAAAGAAGGGACTCTGAAAGCGATTGAAAAACTAAATCTTAAAGTTCATAAAAAGTGGGAAATTGGCAAACCTCAACGAGAAAGAGATACTCCAGGACTAACATGGCACAACGGTTTATATCTAGCAGTTTGTGAGAAATAATAATGCACGTAAGACATAAGATACATGGAACTAATAATCCATACGAAAACGTAGATCTTTTAGAAGAAGACCTTCAGGGTTGGGCGAGTGAGCGACCTGTTTTTGAAGAAGTGATAAATCAGATTAAACCAAGAACAATTATTGAAGTTGGTACTTGGAAAGGTAGATCTGCCGTTAACATGGCAAATCTCGCACTCAATCATTGCGATGCAAGAGATTTAGAAATCATATGTGTTGATACTTGGTTGGGTTCTGTCGAACATTGGACTGATAACGCTGAGTTTAAAAACTTCATGCGTAATGGTCGACCAAGATTGTACGATCAATTCTTATCGAATGTTATTCATAGAGGATTGCAGCATATCATCACCCCCTTCCCAATTGACTCAATTAATGCTTATGAAGTCTTTGCACGGTTGGGAGTTGTAGCAGATTTGATTTATATTGATGCAGGTCATGACTACACATCAGTGCATAATGATTTGTATAACTATAGTTCAATCTTGCGACCAGGTGGATATTTAATCGGCGATGATTTCTTCCATAATCCTGTTAAGAAAGCAGCGCATGATGTATTTGGTGAAGATAAAGTAATCCCTTACGGTGAGGATAAGTTTGTATGGATCAAGTGATGAAACCTTGCATTGCATCGATATTCATGAAGAACATCGATCCTAAAATTGTACAACTACAGCAAGAAGTTGTAAAGAAATTTAACAAGTCAAACATTCCGCATTATCCAGTATTGAGTGAGGCTCCTCCTGGATATACGATGGATAAATTAGTTAATATGTTAGAAGCAAGAGAACATAATGTTATCATGTTTCTAGATATCGATTGCGTACCATTAAATGATAATGCGCTTGACTATTTCTTCGACAAAGCATATAATGGTTGGGTGATTGGTGATGCTCAACGAAGTAATCATATTCAAAATGATCAGCATGTATTTGCTGCTCCACACAATGTGACATTCTCTGTTGAAACTTATCGCAAACTTGGCAGCCCATCATTCATGCCAAATTATCGTGGCGATGTCGCAGAAGAGTTGACTTTTAAAGCCAGAGAAGGTAATATTCCTATTGAGATCATTATGCCGTTGCGTTACGATGCTCCACCAATTCGTATGGATTGGGAACCAAAAGATGCACCACCGTATTGGGATCTCGCTGATGGTATGCCGAAGTATGGTATTGGCACAACGTTTGGTGCAGAAGGAAATGAAATGTTCTGGCATATGTACCAAAGTTTTCATCCAGGACAAAACGAACGTTTTATTAAGAAATGTGAGGATTTACTAAATGGCTAATCGTAGTGATTTTTTTAATGCTAAACTTCCACGCAGTATGAAGCGTGCACTTGCCATGGCTGAGACCTATGGTTGGGTTAAAGATGCTCATGAGCGCGGTGATCTTCGTCGATCATTAATTGCTGCTCATACGAATCATGTTGGTTTTAAATTGAAGCGTCACAATACAGAAAACCGTGATGCAGGTGATAGTGAATAATGAACTCGCTATCCGAACTCAAAGAATTATTGATCAGTAAAGAAATTGAGATCAAAGAATTCAATGGGTGGTCATTGAAAGTTGGTAAAGATACTTGGGTTATGGAACATGGTATGTTGTATAGAAATGGTGTACCACAAAGCCTGAGAGAAAAAAATATTTTTGACAATTACAAAAGGAAGAAACAAGATGACAATAGTAGCACTCAAACTCGTAAGTGGCGAGGAATTGGTAGTGGACGTCTCTGCAGAGACGGAGACGATGGTTGAATTCAAGAATCCAGTTGCTTGTGTGATGCAACGTCGACAAGAAGGACCAGTTCTTGGATTTATGCCATGGATGCAAGCAAGTAATGGTCCTTTCGTTGTCAGCAAAGATAAGATCATTTGCTCTGCAGATGTTGCCGATGAAGTGAAAAACGGGTATAATCAAATCTTCGGCGCAGGAATTATGGTGCCGCCAAAAGATTTAATCCTGGGGTGATATGTCCGATTTTTATACCAATGTCAGCGTCTCTGGTCGATATATTCTTCTAAGAGGTGTTGAGAACGATAAGAGGGTCAGACGGAAGGTTGAATTCCGTCCGACCTTTTTTCTTTCCAGCCAAGATAAAACTGAATACACAACTCTTGCTGGAGAGTACGTCAAACCCATTCAGCCTGGAACCATTCCAGAGTGTCGTGAATTTTTAGAGAGGTACGAGAGTGTCGACAATTTTCCTATTTTTGGGAATAATCGCTATGAGTATGCTTATATTGCTGATGAGTATCCTGACGATATTCTTTGGGATGTCAGTAAAATACTTATTGCCTATCTTGATATCGAAGTTGGATCCGAAAATGGATTTCCTGAACCAAGAGATGCAAATGAAGCAATCACAGCAATCAGCATCAAAGTTAAGGGTAATTATTTTGTGTTTGGTTGTGGCGATTATGTCAAGCATCGTGACGACGTGCACTATGCAAAGTGTCGCGATGAGTCCGATCTCATACGACGCTTCCTCGACCTATGGAGCCGATGGCATCCAGATGTAGTTACTGGCTGGAACGTCGAGCAATTCGATATTCCATATCTTGCAAATCGTATCACCAAGATTCTTGGTGAGGATGAAGCCAAGAAACTCTCGCCTTGGAATCGTATCAGCAAACGCGAAACGGTGATGATGAATCGCCCAGTGCAGTTCTATGATCTTTCTGGAATTGCCATTCTTGACTACATTCAACTCTATCGCAAGTTCACTTATTCACAGCAAGAGTCTTATCGCCTTGATAACATTGCTCACGTTGAGTTGGGTGAGAAGAAATTAGATTATTCTGAGTTCGAAACTCTTCATCAATTGTACAAACACGACTATCAAAAGTTCATTGAGTATAACATCAAGGACGTAGAACTTGTTGAGAAACTCGAAGATAAGATGAAGTTGATTGAGTTGGCTTTGACTCTTGCTTATGACAACAAAGTCAACTACGATGATGTGTTCACTCAAGTCCGTATGTGGGATGCGATTGTGTACAACTATTTGTTACGCAAGAAGATTGTCATCCCGCAGATGTCGCGCAGTGTAAAGAGTTCGCAGTATGAAGGTGCGTATGTCAAAGATCCTATTTGCGGCATGCATGAATGGGTTGCATCATTTGACTTGAACAGTCTGTATCCGCACTTGATCATGCAGTATAATATTTCGATGGAAACTCTTGTTGAGCCTTCGAAGTATAATGACAACATGCGTGGGTTTATTGCTAACTGCAACATCAACGTTGATAATCTACTCAATCAAGAAGTTGACACAAGCATTCTAAAAGATCTTGGCGTTACCGTAACGCCGAATAGTCAGTTGTTTCGCACTCAAGAGCAAGGTGTGTTGCCTGAGATTATGGATAGCATGTACAAAGATCGTACACGCTATAAGAAGTTGGCGCTTGAAGCCAAAAAGAAAATCGAAACTGTTCTTGAAGATAAGAATCAGGTTCATTATCTTGAAAAACAAGTTGCTCGATATAACAATCTTCAGTTAGCAAAGAAGGTTACTCTAAACTCCGCTTACGGTGCATTGGGCAATCAATACTTCCGCTTCTTTGATATTCGTATCGCTGAAGGCATCACGACAGCAGGTCAGTTGTCTATTCGTTGGATTGAAAAGAAGATCAACGAGTACATGAACAAACTGCTCAAGACTGAAGGTGAGGATTATGTCATCGCTTCGGATACTGACTCAATCTATTTGAACATGGGTCCGTTGATCAAGAAACTTTATCCTGATACTTCTGACACCAAAAAAGTGATCAAGTTCATGAATAAGGTTTGCGATGATAAGATTCAGCCGTTCATTGATGAGTCGTATGAAGAACTAAAAGAATATGTCAATGCATTTCAACAACGTATGGAAATGAAGCGCGAGTCTTTGGCTGACAAAGCAATCTGGACTGCGAAGAAACGATATATTCTCAACGTGCATGATAGCGAAGGTGTGGCGTATGCGAAACCTAAACTTAAGATCATGGGTCTTGAGGCTGTCAAGTCCTCAACACCATCTGCTTGTCGTGTGAAGATTAAAGAGGCAATCAATATTGTCATGACGCAGACTGAAGATGATCTTCACAAGTTCATTGAAAAGTTCCGTCATGAATTTAAAACACTTCCTGTTGAAGACATCGCATTCCCAAGATCTGTGAATGGTCTGAAAGAATATGCTGATGCTGCAAATATCTTTAAGAAGGGAACACCAATTCATGTCAAGGGTGCTTTAGTTTACAATCACTTGCTGCGAGAGATGAAACTCAACAAACGTTACCAAGAAATTCAAGAAGGTGAGAAGATTAAGTTCATCTATCTGAAGCAGCCAAACATCTACAACAATAACACTCTTGCGTTCTTGTCTGGTATTCCCAAGCAGTTAGATGCTGAACAGTACATAGATTATGATCTACAGTTTGAGAAATCGTTTCTTGAACCACTAGACATTATTCTTTCAACAATTAATTGGCAGACCGAAAAGGTCGAATCACTGGATAGTTTTTTCTCATGATTAGTATCGTAATGCCCACTTTATGGAAGGGCGAATTCTATAAAAAGATGCTTCCGATCTTATCTGCTCATGAATTGGTGGGTGAGATTATAATTATCGACAACAATCCTGATAATGTCGACAAGGGAATTCTTTCTCTAGAAAAGATCAAATATCTTCCCCAAAAAGAAAATATCTACGTCAACCCTGCATGGAATCTTGGTGTTGAAGTCTCATCATGCGATAGCATATGTTTGTACAGCGATGATGTTCTATT